AATAACAAATAGTGATGTCTCTGCTCCGGGCGTGGCCGTTATTGGACATTCTTTTACATTACAGGCAAAAACAGTTCCAGATAATAATGAATATTCTACGACTTTAAGAATTACAGGAAATGAAACTGGAGGAGAGGTAGTAATTAATGTTAAGGTATCGAGACAGACAGTCGGTGGAGTAACTGGAAGCGTTGAAGAATAAAATAAAAAATTAAACAGGAATAAAAAATATGCCAACAGATTTAAATAATACATTTACACCATTTATAGTAGAGGACGATATTATTTCTGGTACTCCAAGTAGAGTGACCAATGCAATGTGGTCAAACGGAGTCGGAACATTAACATCAATGTTTACTGAATCAACTGAAGCACCCCCATCTGCAACAACAAACAGCAGATACTTTTATAATATCTATGGCTCTTCAACAACTGGAAGTGCTCAGGTTGAATTTTCACTTGCTTACGGACATGTTTCTGGAAGTGGTTCGTTAACTTCAGATAGAGATAATCCAACAAAGGCAATTTATGGACAGTATAGAAATTTGTTATTAAATAATCCAAGAAATGTTTTTACGTTAAATAGTGCATCTTATCCGATGAATGATTTTATTGCCATAACATTTAAGAGAGTAAATTTAAAACAGAAAATTGATGCTGGAAATTGGGAGCTTAGACTCAGTGGTTCTAATAATGTTACATTATATTTAATTGATGATAGTGGAGATTCAGAAGATATTTCAACTGACCGTGTCGGAAGAGTATTGAATGTTGTTAGTGGAACAATAACGGGCGGTGCGATTGGAACAAGTCATTATGGGTTATGCTATCCTGATTATGGAGTAATACTGTTGGCTCCACATTTAATTTCTCAATCAGCAACGTTTGTTTATAATACTGCATCTGATGATTATAACGATAATGCTGGTAGATTCTTTGGAATTGTGAGCAGAAGTGCTTATTTTGCTGCAAGATCTGAAGAATTGATTTCATCAACTCACTATTTTATAAGAGTGAAAAACAAGAATTATAATTATTCAACAAATCCCACATTCTTTTCTTCTTCAGACGGAAGCTTGATAAGGAGTAGTTTTGTCAACGATCCGCGAACATTTCCAACTCAAGTTGGATTATACAATAATTCTAATGAACTATTAGCAGTTGGTAAGTTAAGTCAGCCAATTGAAAAGTCATTTTCTAAGGAAATTTTAGTCTCGTGCCGTTTAGATTTTTAAAATAGAGTATTTTATTAAAATAAGACTGGAATATAATAAAAAATTCCTATATTTATATTAAAAAATAAGTATAGGAATTTTTTATGAAAGAAATACAATGTGCAGTTTGTAATAAAACTATTGATTTACGTCATTTATGGTCTCATCTAAGAAAACATAATATCAATTATGTTGATTATCAGAAACAAAATTTAGATCAATTTTCTTATTTACAAATAAGAAAATGTAAAGATTGTAATAAAGAAATTTATATAAACAATATTTGTGATCAGTGCTCATTAAAATATAATGGTGTTATTTGTAGAATTTGTAATAAAATTATTAGGGGTAAAAAAGGATTATGTTATCACTTAAAATCACATAATATAAAATTTATAGATTATGTTTTAAAAAATAGAGATCAATTTTCAAATTGGATAAACTGCAAAATTTGTGGAAAATTATGTAATCAAAAATCAACTTGTTCAATAGAATGTAATGGAAAATATATAAGTAAGTTATATAAAAATAATCCACCATTTTTAGGAAAAAAGCATACTAAAGAAGCTAGGGAAAAAAATAGAAATTGGCATTTAGAAAAATATTCAAATAAAGAAAACCACCCTTGGACAGGAAAACATTTATCTAAAGAACACAAATATAAAATTGGTAAAACTAGAATAAAAAATGGTTCAGGGATTGGCAAAAAAAATGGAATGTTTGGTAAAACTCATTCAGAGGAAGCTATTAGAAAAATATTTTCTCATAGAAAGATAAATAAAGTAGAAAAATTAGTTGCTGATATATTAGATGAAAATAACATTAAATATTACTTTCAATATTTTATAACTAAAGATAAAATTTGTAAATCTTATGACTTCAAGATAAAAGATAAACCAATAATTATTGAGGTTGATGGCGACTTTTGGCACGGTGGCCCTGGAACAACTTCTTTTTGGAAAGATGTGGATAAAGTAAAAGAAAATGATAAAATTAAAGAAAACATGGCTGATGAAAGAGGAATTAAAATAATAAGATTTTGGCAAAGTGAATTGAAAAATAATACAGATATTGTAATAAATAGACTTAAAGAATATTTATAAACATATGTATAAAATACTCTCAAAAAATGACATCTCAACTAGAAATTTTAATGTATCAAAAAATTGGTCTTTTGATGAAACAACAATTGATAACTATGGAATTGTAATTCAATATGGAATATCAGGTTCTAGCACATTTTATACATCAAGTGAACCCACAAATTCAGATGGAAGTTATCAAAGATTAATTTACGCTTCAGTTCAACATTTATATTATCCAACACAAAGTAAACAGCAACCTCTTCATTTTCAAGCTTATACAAGAAATTTTATTAATTTAGATAAGATTGCTATAATAAGCAGGAGTCTTCAAGACGTTGGAATAGGGATAATGAATGTTCCAGTTACTGTTTTTGGAGAAAAAATTAAACCAGGAACATTTTTGTTAGAAACTAGTTCTACAAGGATAATTGATGATAATAATTATAATATTTATATAAGTGGTTCAAATCCAAGAACTATAATAGGTAACATATTTTATGAACAAGGTCACGTTATAATCACATCACAAAGTTATACGTCTTCTTTTGATGTTTTTGATCTGAGTTTCCAGAGTATTCATAGGATTTATGAGAATGAGGTATTTTTAGAAGTCGGTAATTCAGAGTTTAATTATACGACCAATCCTAGCAGTTACCACTCCGACAGTGTTCACTACATCCCAGCATTTTCAGCATCATTGATAAATCCGTACATAACCTCAGTCGGACTATTTAATGATCTTGGAGAATTGTTGGTAGTAGGAAAATTGCCAAGGAGCTTCAAAAAGTCTGATGAGCTTGATGTGACATTTAAAATTATTTTTGATACATAAAATAACTTATGAAATTAATTAATTTAATTGAAGCTAAACAAGTTGGTATCTTATATCATTACACTTCTGTTTCATCATTTTTTAAAATTTTAGATGAAAATGTTTTAAAAATAAGTAGAATATTAAAGGGAAATAAAAAATTAAGTGCAGTTTCTTTTACTAGAGATAAGAATTTTCATAGCTTAGATAGAGGAATTGGTGGTGAAGATATCAGATTTGTTGTTGATGGGAATAAGCTTTCTAACAATTATAAAATAGAACCATTTTTTGACGCTAATTTTCCTAATTATAGATCAACAGCGTGGGATGAATCAGAAGAAATTGTATTAACAAAAAGTGGTATAAAAAATTTCATATCATATGTAATTAGAATAGACATAGATAAAGATTCGTTTTTTGAAATTTATTGGCATTATTACCCATATATTTATGATAAAATTGATATTAAAGATTCTGATTTAAATGAAAAACTATTGAAATATATGAGAAACAAAATTAAAAAAGAAATTAAATTAATGTAAATAAAGACAAAAAACTTATGATAATAATTTCTTCTATATTAATAATTTTATCAATTTTAGTGGCAATATTATGCCGAAGTCTTGTTCATACATTATTACATCATTATGATGAATTTGATAAAAAATTTAACGTTAATGACAAATGGTGGGATCCAAAAATTAGTTGGAAACAGAAGTATAAAACAGATGAAAATTTTGAATTAATCTTAGATGTATATGATAAGCCAATAAGAAATAAAAAGATAATACAGACTTCAGATGCGTTTCATTTTTTTAATACAACCGAGTTAGGCGCATATGATTTCATTATATCTTCACTAATGACATTTATTTTATGTTTATATTTTAAGTTGATTATTTGGGTGTCTATAATTGTTTTTGTAGGCTTATTTTTAACTATTGGATTAGTTTTAATGGCACTGATTTTTAATTTGGGATATGATAAATTATGGCGTTAGAAGAAAATGACTATTAGCAGTGCAAAATCTAAAGGACGCAGACACCAACATCAGATTAGAGATTTATTATTAGAAAAAACTAAATCTTTTGGACTTGTACATGGTGATATAACTAGTGTTCCAGGAGGTGTTAGTGGTAGAGATATAAATTTATCACCAAGAGCTGAAGGGGTAATTAAATGGAATATTGAGGCAAAAAATCAAGAAAATATAAATTTGTATAAGTGTATTGAGCAAGCAGAATATAACTCAAAACAAGGTAGAATACCATTATTAGTTTTTACAAAAAATAGATCAAAAAAATATGTTTGCATTTTAGAAAATGACTTAAACATAGATTTAAAAGATAAATTTTATTCAACATCATGTATAGATAAAAAATTCAATATTTGGAAAATGATAGATAATTCAATAAACAAAGATATACCGCTAATATTTATAAAAAATAACAAAAAATATATTATAATTGAGTTTAATTATTTTTTGAATTTATTTTTTGATGAATAAAAATTTATATTTATGATAAAATTAAAGCAGTTAATAGAGCAACAAGACGATTTCGAACTTAAAGGTAAGATGAAATGGCACAATTTATTCATTGATATCGAAAATAAAAGGGGAACTTATAGAAGTGGAAAAGATCCAGGTGGTAAAAAGTGGAAACAACTTATGCATGTAGACTATGGAAGGCTTAGAGGAACTGAAACGAAAGCAGATAAAGAAGAATTAGATGTTTATATTTATTCTAATAAAGATTCAGATTTTGTATATCAAATAAAACAGATGAAGGCTCCTAAATTTAAGGAATTTGATGAGTTTAAATATCTGATTAACTGTCCAGATAAAAAATTAGCCATAGATTTATATAAAAAACAGTATGATGATGATAGATTTTTTGGAGGTATAAATGAGATACCAACTGACTATTTTGTAAAACAAATAAAAAGTTATTTAATTAAAAAACACAAAAATTAAAGTTATTCTTGCAATTTGCAATTTTAAATTTACTTGAGAATATTTTAGACCAAAAAGCATTATTATACAAAGATGATAATGTTGCTTTTTGGTGTCCAGCTTGTAAAAAAATATTTAGTAAAAAGAAGTTAATAGTGTGTCTTGATGAAAATTCAGACAGATTTGGATTTTGGAACTGCTGGGTCTGTGGTTATGAAAATAATATGAGGGGTAGAAATTTAATAAATTTATTTAAAAAATTAAATTCTAGTGAAGGTGATCTATATAAATTATTAAATCTACTAAGATACTCAAAAAAAAGTATAGACACGCTATTTCACAAAAAATACAGTAAAGAGAGTGAAGTTAAGCTTCCTGTAGAATTTAAATTGTTGTCAAAGTATTACAATAAAGAAGTAGACGACTATTTAAAATCAAGAGGAATAAATGAATTAGAAATTTTGAGATATAATATAGGCTACTGTGAGACTGGAAACTATAAGTTTAGAGTAATAATTCCATCATATGATGCAAATGAAAATCTTAATTATTTTGTGGCAAGAAGCTATATTGAAAACTGGTTGCCAAAATATAAAAACCCACCGAACAACAATAATATTATTTTTAATGAATTATTTATAAACTGGAACTATCCAGTTGTACTTACAGAGGGTATATTTGATAGTCTAACAATGAAAAGAAATGCTATCCCATTGCTTGGAAAAAATATTAATGAAACATTACAACTAAAATTCTTAATAGAAGATGTAAAAGAAATAATTATAGCATTAGATTCTGATGCTAAGTCTGCATCTTTAAAATATATAGAACAATTAATTTCAAATGGAATAAACGTAAAATTTTTAGAATTAAAAGATAATAAAGACATAAATCAAACAGGGTTTGAAAAAGTCATAGAGTTATATAATAATTCTAAAAACATTGATTTTCAAAATTTAATAGAATTGAAGTTTAGAATATGATAACACTGAAGACTAATTTAAAAAGTGTAAGTAAAATAGTACATTTTTCTGATGTTCATGTGCGTATACTTGCTCGTCATCAAGAATATAGAGAAGTATTTGAAAAATTATATAAATCTATAAATGAAGTGAAAAATAATAGTACTATAATAGTTATATGTGGTGATATTATGCACTCAAAATTAGATATGTCTCCAGAACTAATAATGTTGTCATCTGAATTTTTTACTAAATTATCAGAAATTTGTCCATTAGTTATAATTCCAGGCAATCACGATTTACAGCTTAACAACAAAAATAGATTAGATGCATTAAGTCCAATTATAAGTAATTTAAAAAATGAACGAATATATTACTTAAAAGAAGGTGGTGTCTATAAATTTGCTAACATTACACTTGTTCACATGTCTATTTTTGATGAACCAGAAAATTATATTAAAGCAAAAGATATTAATAGTAATATTAAAATAGCATTATTTCACGGAGTTGTGTCACAAGCTAAAAATAATTTTGGCTATATTTTTTCTAATGAAAAAATAAATATAAATACCTTTAAAGATTTTGATATAACTTTATTAGGCGACATACATTTAGTGCAAGATTTAAGCAAAAATATTAAATATTCCGGTTCATTAATTGCTCAATCTCATGCAGAAACAAATAAACATGGTTATGTCTTATGGGACTTAAATAAAAAAATATCTGAATTTATAGAAATAGAAAATGATTATGGCTTTCACACAATAGAAATAAAAAATAATATAATTCCAGATTTAAAAGAAATTTCTAAAAAACCAAGGCTTAGATTAAACATCTATAATTCAGACAACACTAAGATAAATGAAATAATCTCTGAAATAAAACAAAAATATTCTCCAATTGAATTAACTATTAATAAAATATATGACTCAAAAAATGCAAATAAAGATACAGTAGATAAAATAAATGTAAACGATTTACAAAATGTTGAATATCAAAATGAATTGATTGAAGAATTTTTGAATAAAAAATATAAATTAAATAATGGTACAATTTCTAAAATAAAACAATTAAATATAGAGTTAAATAAAGAAATTACTCAAGAAGAAGTTATAAGAAATGTAAGATGGAAGCCGATTAAATTTAAATGGTCAAATATGTTTTCTTATGGAAAAGATAATATAATTGATTTTGAAAAATTTAAAGGAACAATTGGAGTATGGGGCCAAAATGCATTGGGTAAATCTTCAATTCTGAGTTCTCTATCATACTGTTTATTCGATAAAACTAATATAGAATATTCTTCAGCAAATATAATGAATAATAGATGTGATGACTTTAATTGTAAATTTGAGTTTGAATTAGATAACTTTAGATATTTTATAGAAAAGAGTGCAAAAAGAAGTAAAAAAGGTGATGTTTCCTGTAAAGTTGATTTTTGGTCAGAAGATGAAATTGATAAGACTTCATTAAATGGAGAAAAAAGATCTGATACGATAAAAAATATTGCAAATAAAATTGGAACATTTGAAGATTTCATTCTAACATCTTATAGCACTCAGATTAAAAATATGAGTTTTTCTGACATTGGTCACAGTAAAAGGAAAGATTTAATAATTCAGTTTGCAGGATTAAGTGTTTTTGACAAACTATATGATTTGGGAAATGATAAACTAAAAGTTTTAAATAATCAAATAAAGCAATTGCAGAAAGAAAATTGGAATTTTAAGTTAAATGAAGCTAGAGAGAAGTTAAAAATATTAGAAAAAGAATATAGAGAAATTCTTGACAAAGAAAAATTAAATAAAAATGAATATGAAAAGATATTAAAAAAAATAAATAATCTTAAAAAGCAAATAGAGGGAATTGATGAAAATTTAGACATTGATGAGTTGAATAATAATAAAGAGAAACTAAATAGTAAGATATTTAAAGAAAATGAAGTTATAAATAATATAATAAAAAAAATAGAAATAATTCAAATTAAAATATCTGAAACAAGAAATAGTTTAACAATTTTTCATACAATGAATGTCGAAAAATTATATGAAGAATATAATAATATAATTGAAGAAATTAACAATTTAGACAACGAAATAGAAAAAATAAGTATTATAGTTGAAAATAAATTAGATAAAATGGATAAATTAGGTAAATTAGAGTATGATAAAAACTGTAATTATTGTATGAATAATATTTTTGTTAAAGATGCGATAAGAACAAAAGACGAATTAGAAAAAGATCAAAACAGTTTAAATGAACTAAAATCAAAAAAAGATTATTTATTAGATATTGTTAAATCAAAGAAAAATATTAAAGAACAATATAGTGAATTTGAAAATATAAAACAAGAATTAGAAGAAATAATTTCAAGTTCAGAAGTGAACATTAATGAATTAAGCAATAGACAGAATAACTATAAGAGTATAAAGGAACAATTGTCACAAGTTGAAAATGATATAGAAAAGTATAAAAATAATAAAATAAAAATAGAAAATAATATTAGAACTAACTCTAAAATACAGCAACTTGAAATAGAGAGTAAAAATATAAAAGAAATTGTTGATGAACTGTCAAATAATAAGCTTATTAAATATGGTAACATTCAAGTATGTGAAACAAATATTAAAACATATCAGAAGTCATACAATGAATTAAATAAGTTACAAAATGATATTGATTATTATGAAAAATATTTAGAAGCAACTAACAGAAATGGCTTAGTTTATAATATTATATTAAAACTAATGCCAAGATTAGAATCTGAGATAAATAATATACTTTCTCAAATATGTGATTTCTCGGTGTTAATAGTTCCAGACGACAAGAATATTAATATGTTTTTGGTATATGATGAAAATAGACGGTATGATTTATCTTTAGCAAGTGGAATGGAAAAGTTTATTTCATCAATTGCTATAAGAGTAGCTTTGATTAATATATCTAATTTAAGTAGACCAGATATACTATTTATAGATGAGGGTTTTGGAACACTTGATACAGAAAATCTTAATTCAATGTCAATATTATTTGATTATCTTAAGACACAGTTTGAGACTATATTTATAATTTCTCATATTGACCAGCTCAAAGATATTTCAGATATGACTATAGATATAACTAAAGAAAATGATTTTAGTTATATAAAATAACGAATTTTTATAGTTAACTTAATTTCTCAATGTTAGAGGGACTATAAACTCCTCTACGTAAAATATTAACTGCTGCATTTGTATCTGCATCAATTAATAAGTTACAGGATTTACATTGATAAGTTTCTCCATTTCTGGAATCTTTGTCTATGTTTCCACATCTACTGCAAGTTTGAGATGTAAACATTGGATTTACTTTTATCAAGTTTAATCCTTTTTCATTACAAACTAATGACAGTTTATTCAAAACTTTTGTATAAGACCATCTTTGCAGTTTGTTATTTATTTTATTTGATAATTCAGATTTGTGTTTTATGTTTTTAAGATCTTCAACAAAAATATGAGAAACAGTTTTTAAATCAATTTTATTAATAATTTCATTGATTTTATTGTCTCTATGAATTAATGTTCTTTTAAATTTTTTAGAATCTTGTTTCTTATTAGAAATTTTTTGATAAATATCATAAAGTTCTTTACCGTAATGATTTCCATTAGAATCAGATAAAAGTTTTTTGTAACCAATATCAAATCCAATTTTATTTTGTTCTTTAATTTTATCTGGAGACTCTTTTTCATAGAAAAATTTAAAGTAAAAGTTGTCATTGATCTTCTTTAACTGAATAGTATTTCTACGTTTCCAATTTTGATACTTTAATGATTGTTTGTGCCATTTTATTGGTAAATTTATTCTATAAGCTCTTCTTTTATTTCTAAAATATGGAAGAGTTAAACCAATAAATTCATTGAAAAATAGAGAATCATTTTGATAAGTTAATAATCTTTCGTCTATGTTTATTGAAATGTTTTTAATGTCAATTTTTATCGTAGATAAGATCGGTTTTAGATTAAGTTCAGAGAATCTTTTTGATAAGAATTTCAACTGTCTATTTTGTTTTTTGAAATAAAAATAACACTTTTTATATCTTTTATATCGTTTATTTTGTTGATATTTGATGTTAGATCTTACAATTTCTGATGCTTGTTTATATAAAATTTGTTTCCATTGAGAATGAAAAATATTATAAGTTGGTAACAATTTTGAAGACAATAAAGCTTTAAATAGTAATTTTTTAGATAAAATATCATTAATATATAATTGTAGATCTGATTTATAATTTTCATATAATTTTTCTAATTGATTAATTTTACAATTATTTGAATATTTTAATATATGTTGAGACGTTCTTATCATTTAAGAATAAATATATAAAAATAATTTTTTTTATTAAAATTTTATATATTTTCAAAAAATATTTAAATAAAACATAATAAATAAATATTTATAATTAATGTCAAGAATAAGAAAAAGAAATACATTTCAAGATCTATCTAATATATTAGTCTATAAAAATGATACTTTAAATCAAGTATTTAACATTTTAAATATTCCGTCAGTATTTACTAGAGGAAAAAATCATTTTTTGATTGGTGGCTCTGATTTACTAAGACAGGGTTCTGAAGTTAAAGTAGAAATAACAGATTCAGAAGGGAATGTTATATATTCAGAATATCCATTCTATATTGAATCGGGAAATAGAGCTGTTTCTGTTTGGGTGTATTCTGATAACTCTAAAGGGATTGGACTGTTAACAGTATTGGGAGAATTAATTGACGTTCCAAAAGAATGGAAAAATAAATTTAATGTTAAATATCAAGAACAAATTTTTATAGATCCTGATAAAAAAAATATATCTGAAATAAAGTTTGTAAATACTCCAGAAATAACAGTAGAAGAAAGAATTAAAAAATATGTTTCTTATACCGATTCAAAAACTACATTAAAAATATTTAATACAGGAGAAATTTATGGCGTTATTCCTGGAATTAAAAAAACGGTCGTAAGAAAGATTCCTATTGTTGAACATGCAAATTTAGAAAATTATGAAATAGAATTACAAAGCCCTGTTTCAGAGTATCCAGGCGACTCTTTTATAAAAGAGATGGTTGGAGGAAAAATTAAAATAAATGATCCAAAGTATATTACTTCAAGTGATTATTTTTATACCAGTTCTCAATATACTGCATCTATAATAGATATTAAAAATTATTATACGTTAGTGGTTTCACCTCCAGCTAAAATTCTAAATAAAGATTTAGACAGATATGAAATTGTACCATTTAACGTAGCAAGCGGACAGTATGATATAGAATACGTGTCCGAAGAAACGGGTTCGGATTCTGTTTTTACATCATCTTATGCAAGGTTTGATTTAACAAAACTACAAACATTTTCTGGCAAAATTAACTCAATAAGAATTTATAAAAAAAGTCTCTCCACAGAAACAAGTTATAATCATATTGGAGATTATTTAGTCGAGCCAAGAGAGTTACTGTTACAAAATACAGACTTTAATCCAGTTGAAATAGGAATATTTGATACTTCTAGCAAATTTAACTATTGGACAACATCTTCTGTCGATAGCAGCGCAATAACAAGTAATTTACCTACAATGTCTTTAGATAATTATTATCTATTTAACTCTATAAAACTGTCAAGAACAGATGATACGTTTAAGATGTACTCAGGTTTGGACTTGTTATTTTCAGAAAATCATGAGTACACTTTATCTGCTAAGTTTGCAACAAAATTAAATTACACAGATACAAGTTTAACAACGTCATCTTTATCAATATATGTTTCTGGCTCTGCTTTTTCACATGACTTTTCCGGTGATAAGTTGGGTAAAAAAATAGGAACAATTACTTCTAATGAAGATCAAATTTTTAATTTTGAAGAATTTAATTTCATTACTGACAATATTGGAACTGGAAACATATCTTTTCACATAGATAATGGAGAATGGTATATTTCTGAAATTTCACTAAAGCCAGCATTTGATTCTGGCTTTTCTCCAGATGAGACAACACTTTTTGTTCCGTTAAACAATACAAAACGTAATGACATATTGATTTTTAAGATTCAATATCTGACATCTGATGGTAAAATATCAGATAAAGAGACTGAAATAAATAATCCTGTAAGATTCATCGGTCAACCAACATATATTTTAGAAAATGATAACTTACTTAGTGGCTCGCTGTCTATTGGTAATAATTCTGGTTCAGGCATTGAAATATTTGGACAAAATGGAGCATACATTAGATCTACTGGATATAATGGATTTTATAGTGCATCTAATTTTAATTTACCAGGATTTATAATTTATTCTGGTTCAATTTTATCAGAGTCTGGAGACTTATACAGAGGGTTGGGATTAGAATTGCACGCTGGTGGCAGTAGTGGTTCATTGAGATACAGAGTTGATAATTCAGGAAGTTTTTTGGAGATATCTGGAACTTTATATGCAGAGAGTGGAAAAATTGGTGGATTTTCCATAGGCACATATGAGTTGTCAGCAAGTTATATTACTAATATTTTGACAAAAATCATAGCATTTGATGACAATTATCTTCCAGATAATTATACTGGTTTTGTTGTTTCTTCTTCTTTAGGGTGGTCTGGATTAATAGGTAGAAGTTCTTTTACAATAACTAAACCAACTATATTTGCAGGAGCAGAATCCCCAGTTAGCAACGATGCACCGTTTTGGGTAAATATGAAAGGAGAGCTTAATACTGAATATATTCAGCTGTCAAATGATGTACAGGTTTCTACAATACAAGGAGACCAAGAGTTATCTGGTAGTTTAGCAAATGCTTTAGTTACTCAACAAGCCATTAAAAACTTTGTTAAAAGATCTACTAAGCCAGTTGAATTAATTTTTTCTAAGTTAGAATCCGTAGGTTCTTCTTCATATCTAAATTTCGGTAATGTGGCATCTTCTAATATTAATGGCTATTTAGCTTCAAGTAGCGGGTCTGTAATATTTATAGGATTATCTGCAGATTTTATAGATGCTGGTAACATATTCGTTTCAGTTAGAAAAAATGGAAGTGATTTATTTACTGTTACCAAATCGATAACAGCAGAGACATCATTTTATGAAACGTCCAGCGAGGGCAGTTATACTTTTGCTAGAGGTGACGTAATTTCTACATTTGTTTCAAATAGCTCTGGACTTACATGGGAAAATCCAATTGCAACTATAGAACTTATGCTGAGCGGGTCTATAAATGGTTAGTGTGTTAAATGAATTATTATAGCAAATAATTTAACATCTATGATGTCTTCATTTCCATAATATGGAATCACAAATTTACTATCTGATAAAGTTCCTAAATATATAAACTTATCATAATTAGCATATCTTATTAATGTAAAATAATCATGTGAATGATAAATAATTTCTGCATTAACTAAGCTTACATTAATATAATCTTCAACAACTTCATAATTACATTCTACATTATCAAACTCTTGTAAATATTGATAAGTCTCTTTTATCGATAAAGTTTTATTAATATTTAGAGTTACATCTTCTACTTGATTTACTTTTTCAAAGTTTTCACACGAGATGAACATAATTGATAAAATTATGACTATCAAATTCTTCATTTTATTCCTTACTGTTTGAATTTTAATATAAATATAATAAAATTTTGAAAATTTTAATATTTATAAACAAATGATATCGTTAAAGCCATTATTATATGAACATTCTTTAAAAAAAGTCTATATATTTGGAGTACGATTTAATATAATAGTAAATTTAGACAATAATATATTCACAATAAGCTATCTACCACTAAATGCTATAGAATTAGAAAAATTAAATAAAAATAGAAACCAATTAATAAAGCGTATAAAAGATACATTAACAAAAAAAATGCAAATTGATTTTCACTATAATGCAGACAATGCTGGCATATCATTTGAAACTTCTATAAGTAATCTTGAAGAATTAATTTTAGTACTATTAAAATAAAGGGACATATGATAAAAAGCATATCAGATTTAGAACAATTAACTCCAGAAGAAAGAATAAACTTACTAAAACAAAAATCAGAACGAAAATCGTCACGTCCAATGTCGTACATATATCCGCAAAAAATAAGAGAAATACTTGAAAATATTGATTTAAGAAATACAACTTTCAAAGAACATGAAAAACTTTCTATAATGAGAGTGCCCAAAGAATATTTTCATTTACAAAGATGTCCACAGTGTAATAATAGAATGGAAAAAACACTTGATATAAAATTTTATAAAATGAGAAATAAGTGTTTTGATTGTGTAATTAAAGATGAACATCAAATTAGATTAAATGGAGAATGGGATGAATATGAAAAATGGAAAATTTCTGAAAATAAACTATCTTGGTTAAAAGACGTCAGAGATGAAACTGAAGATTATTTAGAAAACGGATTAAAACAAACTTACAAGTATGTAAAAGAAGATGGTCATATAGAAAAATGGAGAAATCCAGAATATGAAAAAACTAAAATTTTCATACAAGATAAACTAGAAGAAGTAAAAAAATATATTATAGAACTTGAACAAGAAGTTATAAAATTGAGAGAAAAGTTTATAGTACAAGATATTTTACAAAAAGTAGAAAAATTAAAATAAAATATGACTCAAGAAGTTCAGACAACAAAACAAGATCTAAAACAACTTATTCAACAAGAATATGTAAAATGTGCAAATGATGTTGCATATTTTATAAAAAGATACTGTCATATTGTACACCAGATAAGAGGTAGGCTTCCATTTATAATGTATGATTTTCAAGAAAATGTTCTTGCTTCATTTAAAAAACACAATAGAGTAATTATTTTAAAAAATAGACAGATGGGAATATCTACTCTTATTGCTGCTTATGCATTGTGGATCATGACATTTAATGAGAATAAATATATTTTAGTTATTGCTACAAAACAAGATGTTGCTAAAAAAATAATAGATAAAGTTCGGTTTATGTGGCAAAATTTACCGAGTTGGATGAGATTGAAATGTAAAGAAGATAATAGATTGAGTCAAATATATACTAACGGATCACAAATTTATGCAGGAACAAGTACAGCTGATTCAGGACGTGCAGATGCTGCAGCACTTTTAGTAATTGATGAGTGCGCTCATATTCCAATTATGGATTCTATTTGGTCTGGATTACAGCCTACAATTTCTACGGGTGGTGATATCATAATTTTGTCAACCCCAAATGGAATCGGAAATTTTTTCCATCAAACATTTACAAACGCCGAAATAGAAAAAAATAATTTTTATCCGATTACTTTACACTGGACAATGCATCCAGAAAGAAACCAAGCTTGGAGAGATGAACAAGATATAGAATTAGGACCAAGATTGGCTGCACAAGAATGTGACGCAGATTGGCTCACTTCTGGTGATACAGTAATACCAGGTGAGATATTAGAATATTACAATAATACCTTTGTCCAAGAGCCAGGTGTAAAAACAGAGTATGATAACAACATGTGGATATGGGAACAACCTGTATTTACAAAAAATTATATATTGAGTGCTGATGTTGCAAGAGGAGATGGGGAAGATTATTCGGCATTTCATATTTTTGATATAGCAAATGTTACTCAAGTAGCCGAGTATCAAGATAAAATATCTACTGGAGATTTTGGAAATCTATTAGTAGAATATGCCGTAAAATATAATGATGCTTTAATTGTTATAGAAAATAATCCAATTGGGTGGGCAGTGATTCAAAGAGTCTTGGATCGTAAATATCACAATTTATTTTATTCAGATCAAAAAGTTAAAGTTGTAGATACTTCTAGACCAGATAGGATTACTAATAAACTTCATACTTTAGCAAAAAAATCAGTTCCTGGATTCAATACAAATTCTAGTACAAGACCTGCAATATTATCAAAGATGCAGGAATATTTTTTAGATAGAAGCATTACAGTTAGATCAAAGAGATTGATAAATGAGCTATTTACCTTTATTTGGATGAATGGCAAACAACAGCCGTCAAGTAGTAAGTATCATGATGATCTGATTATGGCACTGGCAATATTATTGTGGGTAAAGGACACTGCATTGAGGTTAAACGAAAATAGAAAAGAGTTGACTAGAAATATGTTAGATGGAATTAGAGTTGAAAGGATACCAGCAATTTTACAGTCAAGGAATCAAATTGGAGCAAATCCGTGGAAGTTAAAAATTGCTCAAAATGAGGATTTTGACCTAACACAAATATAAAATTAGGAAGTATAAAATGAAAAAATCAGAATTAAGAAATATTATAAAAGAAGAGATTGAAAATATTTTAAAAGAAAAGGGATACGAGCAACAGTTAGATCATTCATTAGTTAGATTAAATAATATTATGAAACAGACTGATTCTAGAGAAAAACAGAATCAATTAGCCGATTTAAGGACTAAAAGAATAACTGATGCTGAAAAATTAAAATCATGGATAGAAATTTTATCAAAACATGGCTGGAATGAATCAGAAAAAATTGCAAGAAAAAAATTACAAAATCTTAATTAAAATTAAAAGAGATAATCAAATGAAAAAATCTGAATTTAAACAATTAATAAAAGAAGAAATTAAAAAAATTTTAGATGAAGATAAAATTTCAAAAACTATAAACGCATACTGGAATTATTTAAATAAAATATCAAAAGATATTAAACATATATAAAACTTATCACAGAATAACATTAGCTGATAAAAGTACAGATAAGGCTACATTGATAAATGGAATTGTTACAGCTGAATACGGTAAAGATTGGAGTAAAGAAATTGAATTATCAGAATATGTTAAAAAATATTTAAAAAATTAAGAGGTAAACTTGGCAAATTTAATAATAGAAAATAATGTATTTAAACAACTAAAGAAATTATTTTCTTCAGATGTTGTAGTTAGAAATATTAAAAATAAACACCTTCGTGTTATAGACACGTATAACACTCAGGCAATGGGCTCTCTTACTACAAATTATATGGGTTCAAAATATCGCTCTCTATATTCTTCTCTTAATAGTGGGTATGGTTATAATCAATCACTGTCTATACAAGCACAAAGGTTAATACTATTTCGGGAATATGAATTGATGGATCAAGACCCGCTTATTTCTTCGGGTGTAGACCTCATGGCAGAAGAATCTTGTGTTAAGGATGAATTCGGAAAAACGTTATCGATAAAATCAGATGATCAAGAAATTTTATCTATTTTAAATAATTTATTTTATGACATTTTAAATATTGATTTTAATTTGATTCATTGGACAAGAAATCTTGTAAAATATGGTGATATGATGCTTAAATTAGATTTAGCAGAAAAATTGGGTATTATTAACGCACTTCCACTATCACCATACTCGACTACAAGAATCGAGGGAGAAAATGTTAAGAATCCGTATGAAGTAAAATATAGAATAGATGGGCCTGTTTTACAAGGTAATTATGAAAATTATGAAATAGCTCATTTTAGATTATTAACAGATACAAATTTCTTGCCTTATGGTAAAAGTATGATTGAATCTGCAAGAAGGATATGGAAACAATTAACTTTAATGGAGGACGCAATGTTAATTCATAGGATCATGAGAGCTCCTATGAAGAGGGTATTTAAAATTGATGTCGGAAATCTACAACCCAACGAGGTTGATCCATATATGGAAAAGATTATTAATACTATGCAAAAAGTCCCATATACAGATGAACAAGGAAATTATAATTTAAAATATAATATGCAAAATATTACTGAAGATTTTTATTTACCAAAACGTGGTGGAGATGATGCAACTGGTGTTGATGTATTGGGTGGACTTGAATATAATGCAATTGATGATGTTGAGTATCTTAAAAATAAATTGATGTCAGCACTTAGAATTCCTAAAGCTTTTTTAGGATATGAGTCAGCATTGGGCGGTCGCAGTGTGCTCACGCAGCAGGACATAAGATTTGCTCGCACAATTGAACGTATTCAAAAAACAATAATAGCAGAATTCAAAAATCTTGCAATGATACACTTATTTATACAAGGATATAAAGATGAAGATCTATTAAATTTTGAAATAAACATGGCTAGTCCTTCTACAGTATACGAGCAAGAAAAAATAGAATTATGGAAACAAAAAGCTGAAGTAATAGAAACTATGAAGACTCAAAAAATGATGCCGTATGATTGGCTGTATAAAAACGTTTATGAGTTGGGTGATGATGAAATTAAAAAATACAAAAAACAAATTCTTGAAGATACTAAATTTGAATATAGGCTTATTCAAGTACAAAATCAAGGAAATGATCCATTAGTTTCAGGACAGCATGTTGATGATGGAGGAACAGTTAGAGATGTCAACGATCCAGATGAAATTGCTGTTAAGGGTAATGAAACACAGACAGGAAACAATGGTCAACAACAATACGATAGTCCAGGACAGCCAGAAGATTTAGGACCAGATTATAAGAAAGATAAACATTTCTTAGGCAGAAACCCACTTGGACAAAAAGATACAGGATTAAATGCTAATAAACTAGCTAAAGGCAAGAAGAAAGTCAAGCCGTTTAGTTTAGAGACATTACAGAATTTTGATAAACTGTCTAAAAAATATGGTTCTACTATTATTAAAAAAATAAACATCTTGGGTGAAGAAATAGATTTGTTGAAGAAAGATTCGTTAAAGCGCCTATTGGATGATAAAAGTTAATTTTTTTTACAATTTTTATATTTATTACTATGAATTTCTTGGAGACTTAATTTGAAAAATAAAATCCACCATAGCAAGCTTAAAAATGCCTGTCTTATATTCGAAACTCTAATACGTCAGATAACTGCAGACATTCTAGATGAGACAAAAAATTCATCTAAGGCTATGGACTTAATTAAAAAGTATTTCCATAAAGATACTGAACTCAGGAAAGAGTTGCAGTTGTATCAGCAGCTCACTAAGAAAAGGTTCGTTAATGAGTCAAGAGCTTCAAGTTTTATAGACATCATAGTCCAAGCAAGAAAGCAGCTTAACAACTCTAAGCTTCGCAGCGACAAGTACAACATCATAAAAGAGATCAATGAAAACTTTTCGGTCGATAAATTATTCTCATCCAAAATAGATAATTACTCTGTTTTAGCATCAATCTATAAGTTATTCGAATATTCAGATATTTTGAATGAAGTTTCAAATCCAGAAGAATTAATTAAAGCTAAATTTACTGTTGTAGAATATATGATAAAGGGTACTGTTCCTAAAGTAAAACAAGACTCACTGTTAATAGAATTAAACAAACAGGATACTGCAACGAAATTACTTACACAAGAATTAATAATTTCTAAGTTTAACCAAAAATATTCTGACAAACTTAACTCAAGTCAAAAGACACTGATTAAAGATTACATTCACAATGTTTCTAACTCAAAAACTATGAGCGAGGTCTTAAACAAACACATTAATAAAATCTTAACAGAAATTTTAGTTTTAACTAAAAAGATACCAGATGATGCAATTAAGATTAAAGTCAACCAAGTAGGTAAAGAATTAAAAAATATATTAAACAAAAAAATAATCAAAGATAACCATATTATAGCAGTTTTGAAGTCATATAATTTGTTGTCTGAAATCAAATCACACTTAAAAAAATATGGATGTAAAAAAGGGAAATAATTTAAATGAAAAAATCAGAATTAAGAAATATTATTAGAGAAGAAATATTGAAAATTTTACAAGAAGATATTTATTTAACTTAAGATACAAAATTTGATTTAGCCGATGTTTTTGTTACTTCAAGGTTTTCCCCGGCTTCATATAACATAGAAGATTTTAAAGATGATATAAAAAATAGAAAATTAAATACATTTGAAAAATTTAAATCACATGTAATTAATCATATAATTAATCTTGGATTTCAA